GCAGGGCAGGACAAGACGGTATAGACAAAGAGGTTGCGAAACGTTTAGATAAAATGCTAAACTATAAAAGTGTTAACCCTATAGAAGAACCAATAGGACACTTGAACCCCGGTTGTTCCGAAGGGGTATGTCAGCCAAGTTTTTGGGTAATGGAACGTAAATTATGTTTATACTGTGGATATAGAGGGTAGGAAAAAAATGACAACAATTGCATCACTAACAGACACTATCGGGGCCATTCCCATTATGTTAAGTCCACAGGCTGAGGTAATCGCCAAGAAAAGATATTTTCTGAAGGACGATTCTAATGAAGTAGTGGAAGATGCCCCTGCGATGTTTCGCCGTGTTGCGGATGCAATGGCCTCTGTTGAAAAGCAATATGGCAAATTAGATATTGATGTTTCCCTTACGTCTAATGAGTTTTATACCATCATGGCTAACTTAGATTTTGTCCCTAACTCTCCCACCTTAATGAATGCTGGAACTAAACAAGGCACCCTATCCGCCTGTTTCGTTCTTCCTCTTGAAGATAGCATGGAAGGAATCATGAAGGCTGCCCACGATACAGCTATGGTTCAAAAATTTGGTGGTGGCACTGGGTTCGCCTTGTCTAATCTACGCCCAAAAGGGGACAGGATTAAAACAACACACGGCATCTCATGTGGGCCGATTGAAGTGCTTAAAACCCTGTCAAGGGTATCGTCGATGATTACTCAAGGTGGGAAACGTGATGGCGCAAACATGGCGGTTATGGACGTTCACCATCCTGATATTTTAGAATTTATTACCTGTAAATCCGTTGAGGGGGATATTCATAATTTTAATATTTCTGTTGGGGTGACAAATGATTTCATGAAAGCGGTTAAGGCGGGGATGAATTACCCCTTAATCAATCCTCGAAATAAAGAAATTGTAGGAGAATTAGATGCCGGTGAAGTTTTCAGTAAAATTATTTATGGGGCATGGAGAAACGGTGAGCCGGGTATAGTTTTCCTCGATACTATTAATCGAGATAACCATGTTACGGAAGAATATGGTCGTATGATTGCTACTAATCCGTGTGGCGAGCAACCCTTATTAGGAAACGAATCTTGTAATTTAGGTTCAATTAACGTGGTTAATTTCTTCAAGCCCTCATCATCAGAGAGTTGGAAAGAAAAGGTTGATTGGTCGGAATTAGGCAGGGTAGTTAAAATTGCTACACGCTTTTTAGATAATGTTATTGATGCAAACTATTACGCAACGCCTGAAATAGAAACAATGACTAAAGCAACTAGAAAAATTGGGCTTGGTGTTATGGGATTCGCAGACTTGCTTATTCAATTACGGGTAGGATATGATACTGAACAGGGCCGTCAAGTTGGCGGGACTCTTATGGGGTTCATTCAAGACGTTGCTGATAATGCATCTCGTGCTTTAGCGAAGGAGAGAGGCGTTTTCCCCGCATGGCATAACAGTGACTATAAGGTATTAGATAAGTTGTTAGTGATTACAGATGCTTCCACCAAAGAAAAATTTAGAAATGCTTGCCGCTTGACAGTTGCCCCAACTGGGACTATTTCTATGCTTGCAGACACTTCAAGTGGGGTAGAACCAACCTTTGCGCTTGCTTGGCGTAAGATGAATATATTAGAAGGGGAAACCTTACATTACATTAATAAATATTTTGAAACAGATGCCAAACTATATGGTTTTTATTCGGATGAGTTAATGGACTATATTTCAAATGGGGGGTCTATTAAAACTCGTTCCGATGTCCCAGAGTGGGTAAAGGAAGTTTACGTTACTGCTGAAGATATTTCCCCAGAGGCACATATTAAAATGCAAGCGGCGTTCCAAGATTCTTGTGATTCAGGTATATCTAAAACAATAAACTTTGCGAATGATGCGACTATTGAAGATGTGTATACAGCTTATATGCTGGCGTGGGAGAATGATTGTAAAGGCGTTACAGTTTATAGGTCGGGGAGCCGCGAGAAGGAAGTTTTAGTAAAGGCGGACTCCCCTAAACAGAGCGTATTAAACGGATTTGAAGTAGATTACACATCATTGCAGATAGAAAATAATGAGCCTTGCTGTGATAATGCGTACCTCGTGGAAGAAGGTGGGTGCGTAACGTGCAAATCTTGTGGGTGGAGTAAGTGCCACATAGCGTAAATTTTAGTTTTTGTAGTATAATAGTTAAGTAAAGTAAGGAGAATAGTAATGACATTAGGAAACATTCTTAAAGAGCGTGATGATCAATATATCGCTAATAGAGACGCATCAGGCACTTGGAGAATTTTAGATACGTGGCATGATGATTTAAAGAGTATCGGGCCAGAGGATGAGATTCCCGATAAAACTGAGGCGGTAACAATTTTATCTGAGGGGGCATTTATATCCCTAATGAAAGAAGCGGGACGCTCTGGCCTTCTTGATCATGCATCTACAACTGAAGCTAGTTTGGACGCTGGGGAACTAACCTTCCAATATGAACAGGCTATAGAAAAAATAGCTAACTTAGAAAGTAAACTTGTTGAACAAAAAGAAAAACTTGCCGACACACAGGTATATTCTGAACATTCCCATATTAAAGAGAAAGCCATGGATACAGTGCTTAAGTTAGCGGGGATGGATACTCTAATTTCACAGAGGTTTAACGACTTAGGTAAGGAATAATTTATGAAATTATCTGAATATATGCCTGAAATGCCCGGAATGGCACAACAAATGCTTGACATGAATGAGGGATTGAACTTCATTCAGTTAATGAAACAGCAGGGCGAGACAAGTACTTCGCCTTCCATTGGGCTTGACCACATTGTAAACACTTGGGTTCGCCATCAAATGGCGTACAGGCAACAACTTGTACAAGATTTACAGACAATTGCTTTTTCCGTGGCTGAAATACGAACCGTACTAGGCCACATTACCGGAGAGGTTTTTAGGCGTGGTATAGAAATTCACCCCACAAAAGAAAAAGCTGATCGAGAGCAATTAAATGTTTTCAACGAATTTTTAACCGATGCCAACGTTTTTGACCAAAGTTTAGAAGCGGTTCTTAGACAATTCCATAATGATATTAACACGGTAGATGATGGATTTTTGTACTTAGTAAAAGAGTATTATGATGACGGGGGCAACATAAAATCTAAAGTAAAAGAAATACGTCGATTAAATCCTGCTCTTGTTGAATTTGATCTTGATGCAGCAGGTCTCCCTAAAAATTCTCATTTCATATGCCCTATGGATCGAAGTGATGTTGAGGATGTACCGGGTAAATCTAAAAAAGGGTACACCCGTGTTCCTGCTATGTATAAGTACTACCACCGTAATCAACATATCTATCTAAGAGACGTAGAAATTATCCATGTTTCTAAATTCTCTCCCTCTGAAACTTATGGGTGGTCTCCGATTCTTACGGTCTTTGAAAAGGCTCTTACATTAATTGGAATGGATAAGAATATATATCGGTACTTCTTTGAGCGTAAGATGCCAGCGTCAATGCTTATGGTGACAACTGATGATCCAGAAAGCTTGCGTAAGGAACGAGAACACATCGCCGCCCAAACTAGGCTAGACCCTAACTATATCCCAATGGTTGCTGTTTCTAGCCGTAACCAAAGAGGTCGAGTGGATATGGTACGACTGTTCCACACATTGCAAGAGATGGATTATCTTCCTGTTAAGGAAGAGATTCGTGAACGTGTTGGAGCGGTATGGGGCGTAACCCCTGCATGGCAGGGCGCACCAGAAGCTTTCGGCGGGCTATCCACACAGACTCAACAGTTAGTTGTTATGAGTCGTGTAGTTGAATCCGACCAAAGATTATTCCATGAAAAAGTGTTCCCGAAGATTTTGAAAGCCTTTGGGATAACTGATTTTGAATTATTGTTACCAACTCCTGAGGAAAAGGCAGAAGCTACTCGAATTAGTTTTGCTCAACAGAGAGTAGGAATTGCAAGTCAACTAGCCCAACTAGGGTTTGAAATTAAACTAAAAGAAGATAACATTGGTTTGGAAGAAGCAGAATTCATTGTTACCGGAGAAATGGCTAAGACTGTCCAAATGCAAGCTCAAGGACAAGAGTTGCAGCTTGAGCAACAAATACAAGAAGCCGAACAAAAAGCTGAACAAGGCGGCGAAGGCGGCGAAGGTGGTGAAGGTGGTGAAGGTGGCGAAGGTGCGGAAGAGGGCGGAGAAGCGTTACCGGATATCCAAGCTATGGAGAAATCTATCCCAGCATCAGAGCGTAAGTTCAAGGGGCGCACCGGCGGACGTACCCCAGACTGGCAGGATAAAGCCCCTAACGAAGAACGTGATATAGACGAATGGGCAGATAAGCGCAAAGAAAAAGCAGAGGACAGGGCTTGGGGTTTAGAGGTAAGTAAGACATGGATGCAATCTTTAAATGAACAGGGCTTCTCCGCTCCTACTATTAGAGAAGTCTCCCCAGATGGGTCACAAATGTGGTTCATTGAGAAGGGTGTAGATTATGTAGCTAACTTATCACCTAATGGATTAGGTGAAATAAAGAAAGCGACCTTTATAGTTCCCTTCCCGAATCAATCCCCAACCAATCCTACCGTTAGTTATGACCCTTCTGGCGGTAACCAACGTAATAAAGATGATGAAGACGATGAGGATGATTAATGCCTGTACGTCAATTAGGTGACAACTCCCTTTCCAGCCTATTAGATTTTGTAATTCTAGAAAAAGCCCCGTCAGGGTTTAAACCTTTGACCGGTCTTCTTGGTGGAGGCGGTGACAAACCTTCAGGAGGAGAGGATGAGGAGAAAGTTCCTGAAGGGCAACGAGTTTATGTAGACAGTAAAGAAGATGCTCCTGACGGTGTAGAAATTCTTACAGGTAAACGTGGTGGGTCTTACTACGATATGTCTCAACTAAATCAAGAAGATCATGGCGATGCGATTACAGATGTGTTTAATAATTTAATGGATGAGTTATTAGAGGCTAAGTCACCAGAAGCAGTGGCAGGGCGAGAAAAAGAAATTACAGACCTAGTGGATAACATGTCGGACATGCGAGACGATTTTAAAAACCAACACCCCGCAGCAGAGAAATATAACAAAGCAAACACAGAATACGACGCACGGCAAGCACAGATAATAGAGGAGGGTCATGCATCTGGTGAAGACTTTATTACTGAGACGATAAAGAAGCTAGAAGATGATAAAGAATTGAATTCCTTAGCTTCTAAGAAGAAAAAGCTTGAGGGTAAAATATCTAGCGATATGACAAAAGCTATGGTTAAGGATGAGAAATATCAAAGTCTTCAGGATCAACTTAGGGAGATGAACGACAAAGCTGACAACGTTGTAGGGGAAATCCAAAGTAAATTAGGCAACGCTTTAATCCACTCTTTTAAAAGTAGTCCGTTTAAAGTGGACGATATGGCGTTCAGCATAGACCCTGACATGAAATACACTGACAATCCAAAAGACTGGGAAGCTCATATAACCAAAGGGGTTGAGGAGAGCGTTCATGGGACTGTAAAGGGCTTATCTGACGAAAGTAAAAAAGCAGTTTTACAGGGCAGTGTGTTGGGCGAGTGGGAATCTGACGCAGACGATGGGAAAGTTGTGGCAGTCTTCATGAACGGCGAAGCTGTTTTGAAGAAGGCCGAAGAATTAGGAATAGCCCCCTCTAAACTTGGAAAGGATGCACAGATAGGGGGGATAGTGCGGGACATCCGAGAGGAGATAAGTCAGAGTTCTCTTGGTCTATATGATGGAAATGACAATACATTTAAGGCTTCCCCAAATGTCTGGGCAAAGGTTTCTAAACTGGATGACTCAGATGGTATGTCTTCTGATATGAGAAGCGCACTCCATGTGGTAGTTCATGAATCGTTACATTCTATGGGACATGAAGGGCGGCATACTGCGAATAAGGCTCATTTGGAAGAACGGTCAAAGGGGTTAGCTGAAGCGAAAATCCCTACGCAAGAAGCGTTTAATAATTTTAAAGTTTTAATGGAAGAAGCCCCGGTGGAATTACTATCTCACGCCATCATGGGTAGAAAATATAATAAAGATTTAGTGGGTAAAGATGTTTTTACGGATAAAGTATTTTCTGAAGGGTCTGGAAGCAGAGAGCAAACACGGTTTGAAGGCTACACCAATTCTATTCCTCATGTTGCACGATGGGCATTAGCGCATAGTGGAGGGAGTCCCACGAAAGCTAGGGCTTTATTAGGTAAAATGAGAGACGTAGGATCAGGGCAAGGGGAAGTAGATAGGTTTGGGGAAAAATCTCAGTCTGGAATCGTAGATAATCACCGATTAAAAAATGAATACACGGCAAGCTACACACAATATATAAACCAATACCAAAAAGAAAATCCAGACGAAGCACATCGTGTATCTCATCTGACTAGAGGACTAACTGAAGGGCAGGATAATAAATACGGTGAAAATAAACTGCCTAATTTATCCTTACGTCCTGAAATTAAAGGGGCAAAGCCTACGCATGATGAAGACGGAAACATATCTGAGGCAGGGCACTTGGATTTAATGTATTTAATTTACGGGAAGGACTAAATAAATGGTTAGCAAAGAACAAATAA